GAAACCCCTTTATTGGGCGTAGTAAGCATTACGCTTCTTGGTAACTTTGATCGGTGACCACTCAACGCCTAATAGAGGGTTTTTTGTATCTCCAAAAATAATAACATCTTGGAGGACTGACCGTAGGCAAATGTCAGTGGAAAAACTTTTCCTAAAATACCTGCCAGCCGTTGTTAGAGCGGTTTATATAAATGGTAGCTGGAAGACTATATGTCGTTTGTACCAGCAATATGGATTATGTAGGGCTAAGCTGAGAAAAAATGAAAATTCGTTTCGTCTCTTTTCTCCCTACATTAAACCCACCGTCCTGAGGTAAATTACTGTTTATTATGTTATTTATCTTTATTATTAAATAGGTATAAACAGCTAGAAGGGTGGGTTGTATTTAAAAAAGTTATTTATGAAAATCAATTTAGAAAAAATTAATAAGTTAATTGAAGAAGGATATATTAGTAAAAGAAAACATCCAACTGAAGATCTATGGATTTATAACTATACTCATAAGTGTCAGTTTGATAGAAAATGGAATGAGGAAACCATGATGTGTAGAGGATTAATCGTAGATAAGGACGATACAATCGTGTCAATATGTTTAAAGAAGTTCTTTAACTTAGAAGAACATCAAGAAAATCTACCAGATGGAGATTATAAAGTTGAAGATAAGCTAGATGGAAGTATGGGAATATTATATTGGATAGGTGATATTCCGTATCTTGCAACAAGAGGAAGCTTTGAAAGTGAACAAGCAATTAAAGGAACAGAGATACTACATAAAACACTAGGTGACCGAAAGTTAGATAAAGACATAACATTGATATTTGAGATTTTGTACAGACAAAATAGAATAGTTATAGATTACGGTGATGAAGAAAAAATAGTACTGTTAACTGGAATAGATAAAAATGGAAATGAAGTTGACGATCTACCTGATTATTTTGAAAGACCAGTTAACTATAATAAAAAAATAACTGAATTAAAAGAAACTCAAAGAGATAATGCGGAAGGATATGTAATAAAATGGAAAGACGGATTTAGACTTAAAGTAAAGTTTGCTGAATATGTAAGACTTCATAGGATCTTAACTGGAATAAACGAAAGACGAATATGGGAGATACTTAGAAATGGAGATGATATTAATCAGATAATAGATAAAGTACCAGATGAGTTTTATAAATTTGTTAAAGACACAGTTAAAAATTTATATCATAAACATAATAAAATTACAACAGAAACAATTGTTATAGTAAATAAAGCAAAAAAATTAGAAACAAGAAAAGAACAAGCAGCGTATATAAATAAAAATAAATATCCAGGAATATCATTTTTAATGCTTGATGAAAAAAACTGTACTGATGCAATCTGGAAATTACTTAAACCAAAAGCAACTAAACCATTTAAAGAGGAGATATGATAAAAGAAGCAGACAAAATAATGAATCAATTTGATGGATTTACTGACGGGGTAAGATTTTTAATGTTAACACATCGAAGTAAAGATGGTGGTAAGAATCGAGACCGGAAACAAACATTTAAAAAGTTCTCAAAGAATGAGAAGGAGTTCAAAGAGATATTGATCGAGTATCTAGAAATAATGAGCAAAAGTAAGATACCTTATCGGATATATTCTAGTGTGAACAAACGAAACGTAAAGAAAGCAATGAGAGAATTTAAAAGACAACAATTAGATGCAGACTATGATGAGAACCCAGATAACTTTTATTTTGATGTTAAGAATAGATGGATCAGCAGTATGATGAGACCAAGTAGTAGAGAAGATACTAACTTCATAATAGATATAGACGAAGGAGAAGATGTTGAAAAGTGTATAAGAAAATTAGCCCATATTACAAGGAACTATATAAAGTACGAAACTAAGAATGGATGGCATATTATAGTGCAACCTTTTGACCCAAGATTAATGGAAGGTTGGGAAATAAAAAAAGATGGTTTATTATTATTAAAATACTAATATGAAAAAAATAATAATTTTAAAAGGGCTACCAGCATCGTCAAAAACGACATGGGCAAAGAAGATGGTTGATAAGCATCCTGGTGCATACAAAATAGTTAATAAAGATTTATTAAGAGAGATGCTTGATAATGGAAAATGGAGTAAAGATAATGAAAAGTTTATTCTTGATATTAGAGACAACTTAATTGTATTAGCATTAGGTAGTGGTAAACATGTGATTATTGACGATACGAACCTACATGATAAGCATGAGAAAAGAATTACTGAGTATGTTAAAAACTTTGAGATATTTAAAGATGTTCAAATTGAAACAAAGTTCTTCGATGTAGAATTAGAAGAATGTATTAAAAGAGATCTAAAAAGAGAAAACTCAGTAGGAGAAAAGGTAATCAGAGATATGTATAATCAGTTCTTAAAACCAAAACAAGAAGTATACGAACCTGATACTAGAAAACCTAAAGCAATAATATGTGATATTGATGGTACTTTGGCAAAAATGAAAAATCGGAGTCCCTACGATATTAGTAAAGTAGGTGAAGATTTATTAGTTGAGAATATCAAGGATATACTAGTAAAGTATAAAGACCATTGTTCAATAATCTTGGTAAGTGGACGAGATGGTGAATGTGAAGACATCACAAGAGAATGGCTTAGAGCAAATAAAGTACCTTATGATTATCTATACATGAGAGAAGCAGGAAATAACGAAAAAGACTATGTAATTAAGAAAAGAATATTTGATGAACATATTAGAGATAGGTTTAATGTCCTATTCGTGCTCGATGACAGGGATAGAATTGTAGAAATGTGGCGTAGTTTAGGTTTAACTTGTTTGCAAGTAGCAGAAGGCAATTTTTAATTAATAATATAAAAATATGAAAGAATATTTATTAGGTGAATTTATAATTATGATGTCATTTATGATTGGATTTGTGATAGTTTTATCGTCAATTACTAATGCAAGTCAAATTTTATTTATTTTAGGAATATTAATGATGACAACACCAATTGTGATAGTTCTTGATAAAGTATATAAAAAATAAAAATGGATAAAACAAAGAAAAAAAGAAATATTGACATTTTTTTAATGTGCAAACATAAGGTAAAATATAGTGAAATAGCTGAAAGGTATGGAATAAGTGAAAATACAGTTAAAACTATTTATTTTCAAATGAGAAATGAACAATTACAGATAAAAGAAAAATTAAATAATGCAATTGATGATGTTGAAATCATGATAAATAATAAAGAAAAGGAAGAATATCAAGATTATAATTTTAGAATTCAAAGTTATCGATATAATGAACTAGTAGAAAAGGCTGATTTTTTGGCATACATATACGATAAAGCCTACTGCTAGGGTTAAATCCTATACGCCTAGGATTAAGTCTAAGCCATTTTAAGTTAAAAGATGTATATCTATGAAAAAGCGAAGAAAAAAGAGTGAACAACAAAAAAAAGTTGAAGAACTAGATCGGTTATGGAGTCTTGTAGTACGAACCAGGGATAACTTTCAATGTCAAGGAAAAGGTTGTCCAGCAAATGGAAATAGAATGCACGGTGCTCATATTTGGTCAAGAGGAAATAGATCAACAAGATGGGATGAAGATAATGGCATTACACTTTGTTTTTATCATCATATAACTTGGGCACATAGACAACCTTTAGAATTTGCAGAATGGATAAAAGAACTAATAGGTGATAAAATGTATGAGGAACTTAGAAAAAAATCTAATGAAATACTAAAAGTAACACCTCAAGTATTGGAAGAAATTAAAGAAAAATTAGAAGAACGACTAAAATATTACCAAGGATTAAATGATGAAGAGTTGTTCTAGCTATTTACAAAACCTTATAAATTTGATATAATGTATATAAGGTTTTACCCCCGGTTTTTACCGATAAAAAGTGTAATGTATTAGGGTTTGAGGAATTCAACCCACTGCATTGAACCTCCAGATAGAAACTGGAGGTAAGATCTAATATCTTTAAGTCTCAATCTTTTGATTGAGTTAAGAAGATTGCTCTCAACCTACCCTCCTTGGGTTGAGACTTAAGGATAGTATAGTCTACCTTCTTTCGTCAAAGATTGACAAGTAGAAAGCCGAAAGGTGAACCGAAAGGTTTATTCCACTAAATCAATTTGAAAGGAGAGGGAAGCTCTTCATATATGGTGGAGGGTAGAATATATTAACAATATGAAAATAATAAAAGTCATCTTTCTTGATATAGACGGAGTAGTCAATAGTGAAGAAACATTAAAAAGAACTAAAGGTGGAATTCTTGGAATTGATCCATATCTTGTTTCAATCTTTAATAGAATTATATTTGCAACTGATGCTAAAATAGTTTTGTCATCTTCTTGGAGGCATTCAAAAGAAGGACGAGATGAAGTAAGACAACAAATAATGGATTTTATAGATGTTACTCCTAGAATGCCCTTGTTAGGTGGTTCTGAAACAATGGAGCGAGGAAAAGAAATAAAAGCATGGTTAGACAAACATCCAGAAGTAGAAAAATATGCAATCTTAGATGATGATAGTGATTTCTTACCAGATCAACCTCTATTCAAAACTACTTGGAAAAAAGGATTAACCGAAGAAATAGCCAAAGAAGTAATAAAACATTTGAATAATTAATATGACCAAAAAAATTAAAAAAATAGATATAGATTTATATTCAGATAATTGTAAAGATGAATATGAAAAGTGTAAAGTAGAATATATAGCAGAATACGAGGAAGATAAAGGATTATTTAGAGGCTATCAATTAGATCCTATCGTAGGAGAAGCAAAGTGGAATGAAAAATACCCTAGAGGGTTTAAGGATTGGATTAAAAATAGATATAAATTAGATAGTTGGGGACAACAACAATTAATAGACAAAATAAATGAAATTATAGAGGTATTAAATAAAACCGATAATAAAAAATGATGACAAATAGAGAAATAAAATTTAGAGGAAAAAGAATAGATAACGGAGAGTGGGTATATGGAGATTTAATATGTCAAAGTATCTTTACTCTTAGTAGTGGAGAAGAAATAAATACAGGCACGTTTTGGATAGGTTATCAAAATGGATTAATAAAAGTTGATAAAAAAACAATAGGACAATTTATTAATCTTCCAGACAAAAAAGGCAAGGAGATATATGAAGATGATATTTTAAAAGTTTATGTCAGTCGAAAAAACTATGCAGGTAATAAAAACATTCATCATGGTGGATTTTATCTTAATGCCGAAGTATTAAATGTTAGAGGTATATTAAAATTTGATAAACAAAAAATTAGAGAATTAGAAGAACCAAAGGGACAAGAACAATATGATCAGTTAATGGGTTATGATACTAATTTATTTGATGCTTATTACTGTAATAGATTTTTAAAAAATAAAAAAGGAAAATATGTTAGAACTAAAGATGGTTTAAATAATATTAAAAGATATTTAGATATTGAAATAATAGGGAATAAACATCAAGACCTTAAATTATTAGAAAAAAATTAGAAAGTACATTAAAAATTCAAACTAAATAAGAAAAATGGAAGAAGAAAAACAACAAGATACTATATTACAAAATGATGATATTGTAAAGGATAAAAAAGAAGACAAAACACAAGGTAACAATATAAAGGATCTAACTACTGATGAGAAAAAAGAAATGTTTCTTGGTATGTATGAAGAAAGTTTAGGAATAGTAACTACTATATGTTCTAGGATGAGAATTAGTAGAAAGACATTTTATCAATGGTGTAAAGAAGATGATGACTTTAAAGCAAAGATAGACAAAATGAGAGATGATCAACCTAATAAAGTAGAAGATAGATTACTAAAAGGAATAGAAGCAGATAATATGACTTCTATTATATTTTATTTAAAATGCAGAAATAAAAAATATAAGCCTTCATTACAATTAGATGGTAATTTAGAAATAAATGATTATGACAACCTCAACGAAGACCAACTCAAGGAAAGAATTAGAAAAGCTACTGAAAAGCTTGGAGAACAGAGTGGGTAAAGAATATTGGGATTGGGTAAAAGATTATTGGACAGTTAGAGGAAACCCATTAGACTTTATAGATCATAAGTACTTGGTTCAGAAATATAAAGATCAATCACAGATTAAAGTAACACAGAAGTCTGGACAGGCAGGAGAAACAGAATTAAACTTATCCGAAGCATGTTGGTTACCAGATCAGTTTAAGGAAAATTCATTATATTTAATGCCTACATCTGGTAATGTTAATGATATTGTACAAGAAAGAGTTGATGAACCAATTAACAATAGTAGGTATTTAAGTTCTGTTACAGGAAGAGCTGGAAAGATAATGGGAAAGCAAGCTGATAAGACTGGACTAAAGAGATTCAATAAAGGATTTATATATTTTAGAGGATCTAATAAGCCAACACAGATTACCTCAGTTCCGGCTGATGCTATTTATGTAGATGAATTAGATCGTATGGAACCAAGATACGTTCCATATTTTACAAAAAGATTAGGTCATTCAAAAAGAAAATGGGAAAGATGGTTTAGTACACCAACAGTTCCTAATTTTGGAATAAATGAAAGATTTTTAAAAACAGATCAGTTAAATTGGTATGTAAAGTGTTATCATTGTGGAGTACATCAGATAATGGATTTTTGGGAGAATATAGAGTTCACAATGAAAGGTGAAGATGTAGATAAGTCTAGGATATTCTGTAAGAAATGCAAGAAAGACTTCCTGCCATATAAATGTGATGGTAAATGGATTCCACATAATAAGGATGCTTCAATAAGAGGTTATTTTATTAATCAGTTATATTCACCTCATTTTGATTTAAATGCTGCTATAATTGAAAGTCAGACAACTGCAGAGTACAAGGTAATGCAATTCTATAATCAGACTTTAGGATTACCATATGAACCAAAGGGATCTAAGATCACTGAAGAGATATTAAGTGCATGTATTAGAGATTATATAATACCTTTAACTGCAGAAGATATAGCAATGGGAGTTGATGTAGGTAAGAATCTACATGTTATCACAAGGGATAAGAATAGAATATTAGACATCCAAGAATTAAAGTACTTTACAATAGCCGAATCAAATGAAAAAGCAGGAAGACAGGAAGATAGCATAGAGTATTGGATAAGAGCAAAGAATCCTAAAAAGGTTATTGTAGATGCACTTCCAGAGACAAGAGCAGTTCAATCCTTAATAAATATGTTCCCTGGTAGAATATACATGTGCTACTACAGTGGAATGAATGAGGTCAAGGAAGGTGAAGCATGGTATAAGGTAGATGGGTATAAAGTTAATACTGATAGAACAATGAGTTTAGATGAATCCTTAGGTGAGATATATAAACAAAGAATACAACTACCTCGTAACCTAAGCGACTACAGCGTATTTAAGAGTCATTTTAAAAATTTAGTTAGGATTATTAAGGAAAATGATAAAGGTGATAAGAAAGTAGAATATCAAAGATTAGGTGATGATCATTACGCCCATGCTAATAACTATGCCAAGATGGCTGCTGATATGTTAACTAGGATAGTTGAAAGTGAAATATTTACTATTTAGAAAAATTATATGAAAAAAACAATATTTAAAACTACACTGATTATAGTTGCTATATTATATTGGTGGTTAATTACATTTTTGATGGGTAATACTTATGATTATTATTTATTCGGTAAATCATTTGATTTTTGGATAGGTTTCTGGAATACATTAAATGTTTTTAGTATTGGTTATTTATTGAATAGAAATATATGAACATTTTAATAGGAATTTTAATTTGGTGGTTAATAGGGTTTATTAGTTGCTGTATATTAGATTTATATATGGAAAAACAAATTACAGTTAAAGATTTATTAGACTCTTTAATGATGGGTTTTGGTGGTTTTATTATGATTATTGTATTAGTAGTTATTCTATATACTGATTTTAGTAATAAGTTTGGAGACAAGGTAATCTATAAAAAGAAAGAGAAATAAGTATTTACAAATCTTTTTTAATATGATATAATGTAAATGTATGCAAAAAACAATAGGAGAA